GGCTGCTATTTAGTTATCTAACTATCATAAGTATACGCTATTTCACCCGTAAAGTCTAGTATTTCACCCATATTCATTGAAACTCATTTCCCGTGCATATAGGGGTGCCACGCCATCTACCCCCTATATATAGGGGTTTGCCACGATATCGCTGAAATTCATTTCCAAAATCTCCTCCGAATTGCTCAACCCAATCGACGCGGAGTCCATTTTCCTTGTGTTACCTTTTGACTCCGCTCACTACACTTACTACACTCACTATGCTGACTTATCCCAGTGAGTATAGTTAGTATAGTTAGTATAGTGAGTATAGTAAGTGACCCCAAATAGTATAACGAGATTATACCGCAGGGGTAGACTTTCCGAGGGCTGGGGGAGTATAATCAAGTCATGGACATAACCGCAGCCGCGTTCCTCTCGATGTTGAACAACCGGTTGGTCGAGGTGATATTGAAACCCCTCTTGAGTTTGGCTAGGCCGAGGCTATCCAAAGACCTCCTATTATACATGAGCATAATCACAGGCATTGGGATGGCCTTCTATTCAAACACAAACCTCTTGGAGCAGTACTTCGACCCGCCAATTGTCGGTATCATCGTCACCGGCATTATTATAGGAGGAGGAAGCAACCTGATACATGATTTATTTGGCTGATATTATCCGAAACAATCCCGCGTTATCTGGGAGTATGTCCTGCCCTTGGAAGTTATCACGGGCTATGCGGGCGGAGATATCCGCTGAGCCAGAGCAATCACGGGAGATGCAAGGGGAGAATACTAGCAGAACATGCACGCAAATATTCTCGAAAGCAAAGCAAACATACAACAAACCTCGCTATAAGTAAGCAGAATGGTATAGATAATAGTTATTATCCAAAGCATAGCGTATGAATAAGCGGATATAGGAGGCAAATCTGAGTATGGCAAATCCAAATTGGGTCAAGGGTGTGAGTGGCAATCCGAAGGGTAGGCCGCCGAAGGGTAGGGCACTAACCGAGATATTGAAGGCTACCCTAGACAAAAAGGTACGTGCGCCCAACGCCCAAAGAGCGCGTATCAGGGCAAAAACACAACTGGCAGAAATGGCTGTCGAGGGTCTGATTACTGGGGCTGTAACTTTCTCTTCCGGCAAGACCCTGAAGCTGACTTCTCAGGATTGGAAGGACATGCTGAAGTGGATGTACACGCATGTCGATGGAGGAGCGGTAGTGAGGCAAGAGGTCACTGGGCCGGCAGAAGGGATAGCGTTCGATTATGGCGATGCGATTGCCAAAGTTGCGATACAACCAAGCGAGGATAGCGAGATGTCCAGCCCCAACGGCGGTAGTGGCAGCAGGGAGACGGTGGGGCAAGACGGTGATGGGCGGAGTGGTTTGCCTGACAGGGGCTGACCACGGAGCTGCTTGCGCTTGGGTTGTACCGACTTACAAAAACGCTAGACCGGTCTGGAGGTTCATCCAGCAGATGGCTGCGGGTGCGCCTGGAGTGCGTGTCCGCAAATCGGATAGGAGCGTTGAATTCAGCTCCGGTGGATGGGTCTCAATATACAGCGGAGATAATGACGTGGCTTTGCGCGGAGAGGCGTTTGATATTTTGGTAGTTGACGAGGCCGCGCAAATGCGGGAGGAGACTTGGACAGACGTGCTTATGCCCACTTTGGCGGATAGGAGCGGCAAGGCATTTCTAGTTTCAACCCCCAAGGGGCGGAATTGGTTTTGGCGAGAGTGGACGACGGCTGATGGAGACGCTTCAGTGGCGTATCAATATGAGAGCAAGGACAACCCTATGGAGAGTATTCAGAGGGCTTCAGATGCTGCCAAGGATAGAGTTACCGAGAGGACATACCGCCAAGAGTGGCTTGCTGAATTTGTGGAGGATGGCGGTGGGGTTTTCAGACACGTGAGAGCGGCGGTTGACCCGTCAGTTCAGCAGGTGGGGTCGGACAATGGTGCCAGTTATTCCATCGGATGTGACTGGGGGCGCACCAACGATGCCACGGTGTTTGCTGTGGTAGATTTGGATACAGGCACTTGCGTGGAGATAGACCGAATGCTGCGCACCGATTATCAGACCCAAGTGAGAAGGCTGCGAGCAATGTGGGAGCGGTACGGCAGCTCAGCCCAGATAATTGCGGAGAGCAACGCAATGGGCGGCCCAATTGTTGAGACACTCCAGAATGACGGGTTGCCCGTCACTCCCTTCGCGACTACGGTGGTGACCAAACCGCGCATCATCGATGGGCTTGCACTGGCGTTTGAAAAACGTGACATCACTATATTGGATGAGCCGGTACTCATAGATGAGCTGGAAGCGTTCGAGGGCTACCGGATGACGTCAGGCGCGATGCGGTACAAGGCTCCGGATGGCACTCACGATGATTGCGTCATCGCGCTGGCTCTCGCTTGGTCTGCCAAAGAGGAAGCTGGGCCACTGATACTAGGCAGCGTGATATGAAATTCAAGACACAATTTTTGGAAGGCAACAATAGCAATTTGAAGGCAATAGTTGGCATCCCAGGATGGGCCGCTGATTTCAACGGGACATCTGAAAATAGTGCTGGAGACCCCGTCAGTGCTTTCGCCACCGTACCATTATTGTATCGGGCAGTTACCCTTCGGGCACAGGCCTTGAGCAGCGTTCCGTATGCGGTGTTCAGCGATGGCGGCGAGGCCGAATGGCCGATGAAATCTCATCCCCTATCTCCGTTGCTATACAGTATGGAGTTGGGCCTGATGCTGACCGGCGCAACCTATGTTTTGAAACAATATACGGGTCGTGTGCTAACCGGCCTACAGTGGTTGAATCCCACGACAGTGAAATGGGAGTTCAAGCACGGTAGCAACGTGTTCACTCAACGTGTGGGAAGCGATACCTATGGGCCATGGTCGGACAAAGAAATGATACATATGCGTGAGCCATCTATGGATGCGGATACTGGGCCAGGATTGGCACCCGCTCAAGTGGCCTTGAAGAGTTCCCAATTGCGTTTCAACATGGACGAGTTTGCCAATAACTTTTTTCAACACGGAGCGCAGCCAAGCGTGCTCATCAGTACCAATACCAATCCCGCTGCGAGCGAGGTTCAGAGGGCTGAGTCATTCTTCAAGCGGAGGTTACAAGGCGTGAGCAACGCTTGGAGGATGGTATTGATGCGGGGCGATTATAAAATCAACACCCTGACCCCTGAATTGAAATCAATGGCCATGACCGAGTTACAGCAGCATGTGGTGCTTGATATCGGCGCAGCGTTGGGCATACCGCGCAGCATTTTAGAGAGTGACGCATCCAATTATGCCACAAGCCAAACAGACCTCTCCACATTCTGGGAGATGACGGTGAGGCCGAGGTTGGATTGGTACGAGGATACAATCAACCGGCAGATGCTTGGCGATAGCGTTGGGCAATATAGTGTGAAATTCACGCCTGAGAATTTGGATGTTTTCCAAGTTGACGAGAGTGCCAGAGCAGCCAGCCTTCTCCAGCTGGTACAGGCCGGTGTCCCTCTCCCGCAGGCCATGGCTATGCTAGGCTATGACCCTGTTGAGAACATGCCTGAGCCACCAGCGGAGGCACCGCCGGCGGAGGATGAAGTATCAACCGAAATGAGAGCGTGGCAGACGTTTGCCATCAATCGGCTAGACAGTAAAAATGGGCGACCATTTGAGACCCGCCACATTGACGCGGATACCGCTCAATTGATTGAAGAGGGCTTGAAGCAAGCCAGTACGTCTGGGGAGGTGCGCGCTGTCTTCGGACAGCCTATGTTTCAGTGGCAAGGCTACCCGTGAGATACAATCCCTGCTCAACAAGGGCGATATCCAGAGAGCCAAATTGGAACGTAGTCACGGCAGACGTATTGGGGCTGCGCTCCGAGAAATGCTCAAGAGAAGTTTGCGAAAGCAATCTGATGCAGCGGAGTTGCCGGCAAAGTTGCGGGCAAACAGTGGGCCTCTCCGAGAGGCACTCATGAATATGTATACAGATGCAGCGTTGTTAGGAGTAGAGAATGGGCAGACCCTCGTTGAGCGTTCCATCGGAGTGCCTGAGGCCAAACAGATGGCCCTCGATGTAGACTGGGGGCTGGCAAATGCGGCGGTATTGGATTGGGTTGCTAGGGAGGGCGAAGCCATCTTCAGCGGCCTAATGTTGACAAGTGCAAAAGAGGCTACGGCAGCCGTGTCAGCTTGGGTCACAAGCGGTGCGCCGCTCCGAGAATTACAAAAGACCCTGTCCAGAGAGAGTTTGTTTGGAGGGTCGAGAGGCAGCCTGATAGCGGTCACCGAGGTCACACGCGCATATTCTAGGGGCAACCTAGTTGCGTGGAAAGAGAGCGGTGTTGTATCGGGTAAGGAGTGGCAGACTGCCAGGGATGAACGGGTGTGCCAGATATGTGCTCCTCTCGATGGCAAGATTGTAGAATTGGAAGGGTCATTTCAGACGGCGGAGGGACTTGACAACGTGGGTGACCCTCCTGCTCACCCAGGCTGTCGATGCGATACTGCTCCCATCACGAGGAGGTTTGAAGGATGATGCCTATCAAGGTGCGGGTTATAGGGTTGAAACAATTGGAGCGCAGATTGGGCAAACTCGGTACAGCCAAATCCCTCCTCCCCTCCATGCAAGAGGCCGCACTCCTTCTACAAAGGGATTTGAAACAATATCCGCAGCAAGCGGCGGGTAGCAAATACAAACGTACCGGCACGCTGAAACGCAAATGGGCCGGCAAGGCGGAGTTACGCGGAAACAGGGCACGAGGGATTGTTGGTACAAATCTCTCATACGCTCCATACGTACAGGACAAGGCCGAGCAGTCAAAGATACACAGACGCAGGTGGGCACATCACACCACCGCGTATATTGCTGAAAAGAGAACAGGTGAAATCATTCGCAATGTCCAGGCGGATATTGATGCAATTTGGAGGTCTACAGAATGACCAGAGGCAAACGCGGGACAATTACCAGAACAACAAGAAGGGGCGGTCAACGTGGAAAACGTGGAAAACGAGGCCGATGGGGTAAAAAGTGACGCGCATAGGCTTGTCCTAACGAATGCAAATGGTACAGGGTATAGTCTAGGTCATATATAACAGGAGATGTGATATGCCATACGAGATAAGAGAAACAGAGGGGCAATACTGCGTGGTCAAGTTACCGGAGGAGGTGTTGAAGTGCTATGATGAGCAGGCCGATGCCGGTGCATACCTCGCTGCTCTAGAGCAAGCAGAGGAGGGAGGGGCAAAACGGTATAGCGGCCTATTGGAAATCAAAGCAGAGGATGAAGACACCTTCACAGTCGGGGGCATGGCGGTTGTATACGGAGGAGTGGATTTGGAGGGAGATACCTTCAGCGCTGAGACCGATTACATGCTTGAGACCGTACCTGAGCCGGCAGTGCTGTATGACCACGCAATGGGAGAGGTCAAGAGCGTTCTGGGCAGGGTGACAAAGGTCGATGAACTTGACGAGGGTATTTGGATGGAGGCGCAGATTGAGCGCGCACGCTCCTATGCGCAGAAAGTCCTGGAGCTGATACAAGCGGGCAAACTAGGGTACAGCACCGGAGCGGTGGCCCATCTAGTCGAGCGGTTGGAAGGCAATATCAAGCGCTGGCCGATATACGAGTTGTCAGTCACCCCAATGCCCGCAGAGCCACGCACGCTAACCCTTGAGCACCTGAAAACAATAGGTGCTATTGCTGAGGTGATTCCCGATGAGGCGAGACAGCCAGAGACTATTGTACAGGGCAACGAGCCAAAGACAATAGTGGAGCCAAACGCTGACGCGGATAGTTACAAAAATACAATACAGGAGATTGAAATGTCCAATGAGAAACAGGCCGCTGAAGAGGTGGCCGAGGAAATGAAGCCAGAGGCACCAACCGTTGACATGGATGCGCTGAAGGCTGAATTGAATATGGCTGCTCAGGATGCAGTCAAGAATGCGTGGGAGAGTGAGAGCGCGGAGCGCGGCGGCATTCTCACCGAAGCACCCGCCACCAAGAAGGAAACCAAGATGGGCGGTGACCACGACGGCGGTGACGCCTTCATGCACTGGGTGAAGACAGGCTCCAGTAACTACTACACCAAGAGCAACCTCAAAGCTGCGCTGCAAGAAGGCACAGCCGCCGAGGGTGGTGTACTGGTTCCGCAGGGTTTGCATGAGACTATCATTGCCAAGCGCGATGACCTCAGCGTAGCTCGCGCAGCTGGAGCGATGGTCATCCAGACCACCGTGGACAGTGTGCAGGTGCCATCCGAAAATGCGACGGGCGGCTTTGCACTCACGGCTGAAGAAGGCGCAGCGAATCAGTCTGAGCCGACCTTCACCAGCAACGCCATTCAGGTGTACAAGTTCACGAACCTCACCAAGGTTAGTGACGAGTTACTCGCCGACGAGAAG